TACGACTTGAGGCGAACAAGGGAAGTGAAAACAAAAGCGTCGTGCCACTCAGCAAAGTAAAAAAGCTGACCAGCCCCATATAGATTAGCTTGCTGGAGGAAAATGTCAAGGGTGTCACCAGAAGTATTAGCCAAGATGAACCCTGTTTCACCGTGACCCCAGCCAGCGCCTCGGTCAAGCCAAGCGAGGTGATTGTTGCCAATGACTTCCTTGAGGTACGTACTGGTGATAAAATTACGGACAACTACGTCCGCGTCAAGCCAGCACATATAATCAAACTCGCGGGGTTCTTTTTCCCTGATGCTGAACGCTGCTTCGGCGAGGGCAAACGCTTTGATTGAGAACGGTACGAAGTTGAACTTGTACTCAGCGTTTGGGGGCATCTTGGGCTTTGGGTGGTCCTTGTACTGCGTGTAGAAATTAGCCCAAGCTTGTGATTGCGTTTCTACCATCTTGTAGACAAAAGGCGTACCGTGCTTTGTCTTGGTTGGCAGACCCCTTGGGAAAGCCCCAAGAATCCAGCATTCAATCACACTGCCCTCGTCAAGCTTGATGAAATCAACCCAAGAATCGAGAGAGTTCTTGGCGTACTTAGTCCAGAGTTCTTCGTTAAACGAAGTAACGATCTTAACCTTCATGGTCTTCTACGAGTCCCCGATGCACGTTGCGTGCTGCACTGAGATAATACTCTTCCAGATGTGAGTTGAACAAATGCGCGTAGCGGCAGTTAGGTGTAGTCAGTGGGGTGCCTTCGGTGTAGTGCACAGCCCTAACGTCAAAGAAATTAGGGATGCGCTTCTCTGAGTGATTCGGAATGAAGTTCCAGCCTTCGTAGATGCTACCGATCTGGTAGTCAGGATTCTCCAACCACTTGAACTGATGAAGATCAGTGCCGTTGGCAGTATTTACGTAGTCTACCGTAGGCATCTGACTGGTGTACTGACGATTGAAGATCATGAAAGACGACCACAGCTTCTTGTTATAAGTTGACTGTACTTGGTGGTCCATCTTGATTACGTTGGCTGGATTGTAGTCATGCTTGACAACGTGAATAGACTTGCTACCGTAGTTAATTTCGTCAAACACTTCCTGAATAGGGTAGGTAAAGACGAAATCACTGTCTACGAAGATGCAAGGCTCTTCCTTTGGGATTGCCCAGTAGTCAGCATAAGCTGGTACAAGAAACCTTGTGAAGGCAAAGTTAGTGCTGAAAGGGCGTCCATCTTCGTAGTCAAACGTAATGCCGTTATCGCCTACGACCCACTTGCGTTTGAACAAGCCGATCTGACGAAGCTGACGATGCTTGAGGGGAAAAATGCGGACTTTGGCATTGCGTTCACTTGCTTGAAGAATTGACCTACGACAAACCTCGTAGGCCAACTCCTGACGCTCGTCAAATCCAATGAATACGTTAACTGGTTTGTTCTGGTACGACGACATTTTCTACGACTACCTTGCGCTTCTTGCGACGCTTCTTTTGCTTCGGAACTTCTTGGCTTGGGTCAATGTAGTTGATCTCAGAGGTAATACCGTAGGTGTCTTCCAAAAGCATCTGGGCGTAATGGATAACCTTCTGTACGTCAACTGCACCACCCTTCAACTTGTGACGGGAGATATACTTTACGATATTACCCTCCCACCAGTCAAGCTTATTCTTTATGATGTACTCGGTGGGCTGAATAGAAAAGGCGGAATAGTGAGTTCCGCCTACTTGTGTTTCATGCGCTTTTGTCATGCTCTTAGTATTCCCTTGTTTGGATAATGTTCAGGTCCTCTTCTATAACATGGAGTAGGGAACGAAGGGACTCTATTTTCTTGGCGTAATCTACCAAAGTTTGTTCGGTAATACAAGGAGTCTTTTGGAACTGTCGGGTAATTGAGTTAAGCTCGTGGGTCAGATTACGAGCATTCTTGACCCACGAGTTATTAAGGAAGTTAGTCCAGTCAGTACTAGTGCGTTTCAACCGCAACTCCTTTCACCCGTTTCCGGGTTTACATAGCAAGCGATGGGCTCTTCATCGTCCTTCTTTTCTTCCTTGGCTGCAAGGATACCCATGCGCTTTCCACCTACGTTAAACGTACTCAGACCCTTGGCTCCACCCTTCCAAGCGGCCAAGTACAAATCCTTGAACTCCTGCCAAGGCATCTCAGGAGAGACGTTGCAAGTCTTACTGACTGCACTGTCTACAAACTCCTGCGTTTTAAGGAGGACTTCAAGGTGTTCCTTTGCAGTAAGCTGATCAGCAGTCTTACCACGCACATTGTGTTCACGTGCAGCGTAGTCCGAGAAGAATTCGGTAATTTCACCAGTTGCGGTGCGAATCTTTCGCTCGTAGCCGTAAGAGAACACGGGTTCAATACCAGAAGACACGTTATCCGCACAGATCGAAATCGTCCCGGTGGGGGCAATGGAAGTCAAGTGCGAATTTCTAATACCATACTTGGCAATCTCTGCCTGAATGTCAAGGGGCAAGGAGCGAATAAATTTGCTCTGGCCGTACTTGGCTGCGTCAAACAGCGGAAAAGCGCCCTTTTCTTTGGCAAGCAGGACGGACGTATGATAGGAAAAGTCCCTCAGAGTCCTTAGTACAGCTTCAAGGAAGTCCTTGGACGCCTCACTGCCGTAAGGATACCCAAGGATTTCACTGGCGTTGGCGAACGCAGTGACCCCCAGACCCATACGACGCTTTGCCAAAGCCTCTTCCTTCTGGGCTTCCAGAGGGTACAGAGAGATGTCCACCACGTTGTCCATGGCCCTGACCACGTTACGGATGTCACGGATCATGTGAGCGTAGTCGAAATAGTGGTCGTGGGTTTCATGGTCAAACTTGACGTACTTGACCAAGTTGAACGAACCAAGGAGGCAAGCCCCGTTGGGCGGAAGCGGCTGCTCAGAGCAAGGATTAGTTGCACTGATGTTTTCACAATACCACAGGTTGTTGTACTCGTTGATGCGGTCAAGGAAGATGACACCCGGCTCTGCGTAGTCCCAAGTGCTCATCATAATCTCATCCCAGAGGTCACTGGGGTCAATCGTAGCGTAATCCTTGCCCTTGTAGTGCAGGGTGTACGGTTTCTTGTTGATAAGGGCATCCATGAAGTCGTCCGTAATGCCCACGGAGATGTTAAAAGCCGTCAGGGCGTGGGAATTTTGCTTGGAGCGGACAAATTCGAAGATGTCAGGGTGACTTACCGGAAGGATACCCATCTGTGCGCCTCTACGGTGCCCAGCAGAGCTTACTGTCTTGCAGACGGCGTCGTAGATGTGCATGAAGCTCACAGGGCCGCTGGCGGGGCTCCCAAGGGTCGTAATACGGTCTCCAGAGGGCCGTAGAGACCCGAAGTTGTAACCAACCCCACCACCCCTGCGCATCGTCTCAGCGGCCTCCGTAGCCCTCTGCATGATGCCGTTATGGCCTGTAAAGTTGTCGTCAATGTCACCCGACACAAAGCAGTTGTAGAGGGTCACGGCACGACCAGAGCCAGCGCCCGTCTGGATACGCCCAGCAGGAAGGAATCGCTGGTTTAGGAGGCAGTCACGAAACTCAGCTTCGTGGACGCTGGAGTCGGACAAAGCACTTGCAATGCGACACATAGCCTCCTCGAAGGACTCTCCGGGAAGGCGGTACTTTTCACTGTGAAGCTGTTGGGAAATCTTCAGTTTTGGGCCAAAGGCGGGCATTCGGGTGTTACTCCGTTATAAGAAATACGCAAGGAAAAGGATGGAAAGGTCAGTATAACATGGGGTTTACTTAACCCGCATAACCCCGGCGTTTACGTCGTGGACCATGTTGGACCGGATAGAATAGAACCGAGTACCCCACTGGTCAAGCTCCTTTTCAACGACAAACTTCACCCCGTAGAGGGGGATTCCCTGCGAACGGTAGTAGTCCTTGATACGTTCAATCAGATTGTGGGCACTTTTAATATCACCGAGATAATCAGTCACAGCTTTACACCTTTTTCGCGCAGCGAACGACACAAAGATTCAATTCGAGAGAACACTAATGTTACCTTTTCTGAAGGTACACAAGCAAGTGCAAACTCTTGACCTTTCTCGGTTTCTTGTTCGTGAAAGAATCTAATTGCGTCGTAATAGTTGTTGAAGTTCTTTTCAATCAGATGGTGTGTAATCAAATCCTTGAGGTGTTGATCCAACACACCGCGCCAAAGACGAATCTGCCCCTCTAGCGTGGCTGCGGGGATGTCGATGGGCATGTTAATGAAGTACCCGTTGTGAAGGATTTTTCGTAGCTTGGTTGTCTTTTGTCTGACCTTAGTCTTCTGATCGCTCATTCTGACAATTCGTCCAACCAAGCCTTGGGGAGGTTAAGCCCGACGTGGTACGTAATACCGTTCTTCTTGCACCAATCTGAGTACCTAGTTTCACTACGCTTGGAGATGCGATTGTCCTGCTGGAAGATCATTCGGATGTCCTTATCCGGATGTGACTTCTTGACAAGCAGCATCTTCTTGCGATCTGTAGGAGAGAAGAACCCTTTTACTTCGAAGAAGTCCGGGGTGTACACACGCTCTTCCTCAATGATGTAAGGTAGCTTGTGTGGCTCGTAGAAGTGAAACACACGCTTCTCACGAAGGTAGTTAGCGAACTTTTCCTCGGCCCCACTTCGGTACTTTATTTTTGTCTTCTTCTTCTTCATGAGCGGGCTCTTCGTCCTCTTCTACAATAATACGTTTAATGTCAAAACCAACCGCAGGCGTAAGCTCTTTTGTATCTTGCTGACTAATGTACCAATCAAGCCCATTTGCCATCCCTTGAATACGGCCAATGTTTATCGACAGGATGTGAATATCTTTGGCTGTGGTAAGTCTGATTTGATCAAGGTCTTCAGCTATTGACAGCAGGTTCTTCTGAAATTGAAGGATCAATGGGTTCATTGCCATTTGAAGGTTTCTTTGCTCCGCTCTGTGGCTCTTTAACAAGTTTGGTGAAGTAGGCTTTACCGTCTGCGTATTGATGTTCGATCAAGCCTTTGCCATCGTTTGAGTCAGCCCAACAAGCGTGCTTGAACTCACAAAACGTGCAAAGACGATGAAGAGTCATGTTGCCGCTTTTACCGCGCGGGACTTCTGGGTAGCATTTGTCGATTGGCGGAGTGTCGTGCTCAACGTCAATACGTGCTTGTTCGATCTTATGATGCACGTTAGGGATGTCAAAAGCACGGTCAAGAATGACGGAGGTCATCTCACCATTCTCTTTGTTGATGACAAGGAAAGCACCCTCTTGGTCTTGAGCATCTTCCATGTAAAGACCAAGTTGATACTTGTATCCAAAGGGGTCACTATTGTGGTCGTTACCAAGGAGGAAATCCCCGTTGGCAAACTTCTTGAAAGAAAAAGAAGAAGCGGATTTTACGTCTACGACCGTTCCGTCGATTCGACAGTCTTTCTTTCCAGAAACACCGTTGACTTCAATCCGCTTCTGTTCTTCAGTTACAGAATGCCCAGTTTCCTTAGCGAGGAGTAACACCAAGTTTTCGATAAGGGAGCCGTAAAGAAAAATCATACGGTTCTGGGCACTCAGTTGTGGTTGTTCCGCTTGTGGAGTACGAAGCGAGTACCACAAACGCCTTCGCGGGAGCCCGATGTTGGAGGCAACAAGCTTCTTTTCTTTTTGGTTTCTTTTATTCCGCGTGAAGGCGTCTCGGATAGTGGCTTCCACATTAGAGAGAAACTCGTGGAGACCATCTTCCGAAAGCTCACTTTCGGGATTCTCTAGGAACTCGTAGATGTCGCCGATTAAACCCCGAAAGTCTTTTGTCATGGTGGTTTAGATCGCGTCGTTCGCTTCGGCTTCATCGGCAGTAGCGGCGACCGTAAAGCCACCATCCACTGATTCAAAAGAAGGCTTGCGCTCGTAAGCAACCAGTTCAAGAACCTGTACAGCCTGAAGCAGAGCAGTCACTTCGCCTTCCCCGTAGGTGAACGGGATGAACTTGACGCGGACAAGAGAGTTGTTGCCGATCAGAACAGACGGCGGAACCGGGTTGTTCTTGGCGTCAACAATCGTTGGACCGTTGAACCCGTCACGCACCTTTGTCTTGATCGTAACGTACGGGTACTGGTGCTTGTCGGTAGGCTTCTTGACGTTCAAGCCGTGTGACTTGGCCTTCTTGATGGCTTCGTCAGTGTGAAGCATCAAGTCGATCTTGTACGAAGGTGCAATACGCTTTGCAGCGTTGCCCTTGTCCGGGGAGTGAAGGAACGCATACATTGCGAGACCTTCAAGGATGTCGGACTTAACAGGGGCCTTAGCGGCAGTATTCTTCTTGCCAGTAGTCATCAGGTTTTCTCCTTTTTAAGATTATTCAGCATCGCTGCTGAGATTCTCAACAACTTCTTTCAGCGTAGGGAAATACAACGTACGTTGCAACTGCGCAGGAGGTCTGCCAGATTCCTGTACGAAGTAGTTCTTCGAAACAATAAACCCATTCTCAATAGCTTGGGCATTAAATCCAAGCAAAGTCTGGGTTGCAACACCCTGCGGAAGAAGCAGAGGGGCGTTACTTGCGGACATCAGTAAGTTTTCCTTCAATGAACTTCGGCCCAATTCAGACCTACCTTAAACGCTCCAGCCAATGGACACTTTGAACCTAGTTGAACACCTGCGTCAGCGATGCTTGTGGCAATCGTGTTACCGACTGTCTGCGCATCGGAGTGTCGGGACTCAACCAAGAATTCATCGTGAACCATTAGCCTTTGCTTAAACCAGATGCCATCCTTTTTGAGTTTGGTCTGGTACAAATCCATGGACTTCTTCATTACAATCGCTTCAAACGACTGTAAAGCAACCGCCATGGACTTATGGGGTTTTTCCTTGTCGAGTCGTATCAACCGACCGTCAAGGGCAATATGATAACCACGCTCGACTTCCTTGTCAAGGCGTTGTTTGAAAGCTTTTAGGAAGGGAAATCTGATGTAAAACCGCTCAAGAAGCTCTTTACCTTTTGCTACGTCGTCACCGCCAAGAACCCAAACGAGCTTCTTGGCACCGCCGCCCATCAAGAAAGCGTAGATAAAAGTCTTAGCAACAGAGCGAGAGCAATTGAGAACACCAGCATGTACGTCATGAATGTCAGCACTTGGATCAGAAACGATGGAAACGTACTCAGGGTCATTCCCGTAGTGAGCCAAACCACGTAGCTGAATACCGCTGGCATCACAGTC